ATGGGTCGCGTGCATATCGAAGCTGTACCGCCTGAGGAGTTCGCATTCGCCAAGGGCTCGAAGTCGGTCAAGGAAAGCGGGTATCACCGCCGCAAGCGCAAGGTGTTTGTCGCCGATCTGTGCCGCCAATTCCCTGACCGGAAGGACAAGCTCAAGGAACGGTCTCCCAAGTCGCAGGAGGATACGACCAACGATAGCCGCGTCTCGGCACGTGAGGCGGATAGCTCGGCACGCAGTGATCCGACGTCAACGGTTGGCCGTGAGCAGTGTGATCTGATCGAGGAATTTATCCGCATCGACTGGGACTGCGATGACGTGGTCGAGCTGCGATCCATCAAGCGGGTGGACGACATCATTCTAGAGAATGAGGCGGTTGAGGCGTCGGAATTCGTGGTGTGGACGCCGTTCCGCATGAGCCACAAGATCGACGGACGCTCGATGCACGACGTCCTGAAGGACCTGCAGAAGATCCGCACTGTCATCACACGCCGGTATCTGGATGGACTGGGGCAGACCCTCACGCCGCGCACGTACGTCAATCTGAGCGCAGTGGACGAGGATATGGGCACGCTGGCCGCGCTCATGGCCAACAAAATCGGTGGAGTGATCCCGGTCAAGGGCGACGCTCGGCAGGCGGTGCAGGAGATGACCTCGCCGGATGTCAGCGGCTCAGCCCTCAACGCCCTCGAATTCTTTGACCAGCGCGTGCAGGAAGCCAGCGGCGTCAACAAGCAGAGCCAGGGCATGGACCCTCAGGCCATGAACAAAACGGCCACCGGCATTGATCTTCTGCAGGCCGCGGCCAAGACGCGTATCGAGATGGTGGCGACGTGGTTGGGCTTTGCGCTCGAAGATGTGTTCAGCCTCGCTCTCAAGCAACTGGTTGCACATCAGGATGCAGCCCGACAGGTCAAGTTGTTCGGCTCATTTGTGCCGGTCGACCCGCGTCGGTGGAGAGATGACGCGGCGATCTCGGTGCACGTCGGCAGTGCCGGTGTCTCACGTCAGCAGCGGCTGCTGAACCTGCAGCTGATCGCCACAAAACAGGAGAACATCCTGATGACGGCGGGGCCTCAGAACCCAATGGTTCAGTTGAGCCATTACCGCGCCACGCTCAGCCAGATCTGCAGCGTCATGGGATTCAAGGACACGTCGCTGTTCTTTGGCGAGGTGCCGCCCGACTATCAGCCGCCACCGCCACCGCCCGATCCGAAGCAGGCAGCAGAGCAAGCCAAGATGCAGGCTGAAATGGCCAAGCTTCAACTGGCACAGCAAAAGGCCGAGCAGGCGGCCGCGCTGGCGCAGCAGGTGGCGGATAACAAGATCAAGCTGGCTATCGAGGAAGCCAACGCCAAGCACGCGTTGGAGATCCAGAAGGCCAAGTTCGAGGCTGAGCACGCTCAAGAGCAGATGCGTGCTGAATTCGCGTTGGAGCGGATGCGGATGGAAAGCCGCGCCCGTGTCGACAGTGAAAAGGCTCAGCTGGATAACAACCGACCCGGAGGACGTCTCGACGCATGACCGATCTACAAATCCGAGCCCATGCTGCCCGCGTGCTGCTTGAGGATGAGACCGTCAAGCTGTGGTTCGTGACTGAGGAAAAACGGTTGATGGAACAGCTGATTACTCCGCAGAACGAGACCTTTGACTGGCAAGAAGAGCAACACCAGCGCTCCGAAGTCATTGCAACGATCAAACTGCTTCGCAGCTTGCGCCAGACGCTGATTGGCACAGCCGCACAGCTGAAACAGGAGAAGCCAAATGGCGGATGAAACCCAGACAGCAGACTACCAGCCAGACCCGAACGGCCAGAGCGGTTCCATGGGCATCGATCAGGCAGCGGCGGCATTGACTAAGCTGGACGCACCAGCCCGACAGCCAACGGGTCAGTTCGCTCCCAAGGAGCAGCCGGACACTGAGAAGGTGGTCGACATCAAGACGGCCAAGCCGGTTGGCGCCGACAAGCCAGCGGACAAAGCCGCGATCGGCCACAACGGCGGGCCCGAGCTGGACGACGATTTCTTCGAGTTCGCTCCTGAGAAGGAGGGTGAGGAGCCACGCCGCGTCAAGGCGGATGAGGTGTTCCAGGCCTACGAGGAGCTGCCTCGCCTGAAGGCGGAGCTTGAAAAGACACGCACATCCGGCCCGCCGCCTCAGCAGTACATTGAGCAGGTGCGTGAGCTGGCCACGGCGCGCAAGCAGTACGTCGACGGGCTGGCGCTGGTGCAGCGGATGCACGTGCCGACAGAGCCCGACGCGCGGCTGAGCAACCCGAACGATCCGAACTACGACCCCGACGCGTACGCCCGCGAGATGAACACCTATCGCCGGGATGCCGCTGCTTACCGTGAGCGACAGCAGCACCTTGCTGAGCAGTGGGACCAGCAGCAGGCCGACCAAGCCGCGTTGGTGCGACTGGAGCAGGAGCGCGCTGAGCCGGGCATTCTTGAGATGTGGCCGGACCTCAAAGACACCACCAAGCGCAAGGCCATTCTGCAGCATGCAGTGCAGGCGACCGGCTTCACTCTGGAAGAAATTCGCGCCTCTCATGACCCGCGCGCATGGCGCGTCTTGAAGGGCTTCCTCGAAAACGAGGCAAACAAATCCAAGCAGGCGGAGGCGGCGAAAGTCGTCCGCGCGAAGCCGAAGCTGGTGAAGGGTGCAGCCCGCTCAGGGAACACCCAGGCTGACTCGTTATCCGCGGCCAAGTCGAAGCTCGCTTCGTCCGGGTCGATGGAAGACGCAGCAGCCGCGCTTACCCTCCTCGGCTAACCCCACATACCTGAAAGGACTACCCGCATGGCCGTACCTGCCAACACCCTCCAGACGTTCGCAATGTCGAACATCAAGGAGGACTTGTCCGACATCATCACGCTGACGGACCCAACCGAAGTGCCGTTCTACTCGATGTGCGCCAAGGGCACGGCGAAGAGCCGTACGCCTGAGACGCAGGTGGATAGCCTCGAACTGCCCAACCCCGACAACGCTAACATCGAAGGTGATGACGCGGTCAACGACGCGCTGACAGGCCCCGTCCGGCTGCTCAATGTCGTGCAGCTGTTTGACAAGGTCGTGCAGGTGTCAAGCACCGCTCAATCTGTCGACAACGCCGGCATGGGCAACCCCAAGAGCTACCAGATGCTCAAGAAGGGGAAGGAGATGAAGCGCGACATGGAGGCTCGCTTCACGGGCAACTTTCCGAGCGTGACCGGCACGGCGGCTATTGCTGGTAAAGCGGCTGGCGCTGAAGCCATGATCAAGACCAACGCCAACCGAGGCGCGACGGGCGCCAGCGGTGGCTACAACACCGGTACCAAGCTGTTCGCCGCTGCCACGGACGGCACGTTGCGCGTGGCGACGGAAGCGCTGCTCAAGGACGTCATCGCCAAAGCCTGGAACGCGGGTGGATCACCAACCAAGATCCTTGTCGGCGGCAAGATGAAGCAAACCATGAGCAACTTCCCCGGCATTGCCACGCAGTACCGCAACAACAGCGGCACGGACGCGGCGACGATCATCGCGGCTGCAGACGTCTACAAATCTGATTTCGGCCTGCACACGATCATGCCGAACCGGTTCATGGGCTACGGCGCTGGTCGCGTCACACCGCTGGTCGAGGCCAACTCAAACCGCTCAGCTCTGGTACTCACACCGGCCAGTTGGAAGCTCAAGTTCCTACAGCCGATCAAGAAGGTGCCGCTGGCCAAGCTCGGTCACTCTGACCGCGAAATGCTGAGCTGCGAGGTCACGCTTGAGTGCGATGACGAGAAGAAGAACGGCGTCATTGCGGATCTGCAGGCAGCCTGAGGCTTGATGTCCAAAATCCTGTTTGAGTACGATCCGTCGCGTGGTCTGCGGATCGACTACGAGGAAACGGGGGACGGTCAAATCGTCCTCCACTACACACAGGACGTGGAGCCTGTGCTAGACATCAACGCCGCAAAGCGCAGCGCTGGCCGGGACTACTACGCGGCGGACACCGATATGTGGAAAGTCGCCAGCATACCCATCGTGGTCCAGTACGAGTGGGTCAGGCGCTACGGCATCACCGACGTGACGCTGCCTGAGTACCAGCCATTGCTGGCCAAGCTGCTGAACGATCCCGAGTGGCGCTATCTCAAAACAGCTGAGGTAATCATATGACGTTCGCGACGTTCGGTGACCTCAAGAACCGAGTGCTCGCAGACACGCTGAGAACCGATCAGGCGTTCGGTCTGGAAATCCCGGGCTTCATGCAGCTGGCAGAACAGCGTATGTTCTACGGTGATGAGACCGGCCCCGACCGGGTGACATCGCGCGTGCGTGTCAGGGACATGGAGACGAGCGAGACGCGTGGGTTTGTGGCGGGTGCTGCTTCCCTGCCAGATCGCTTCCTTGAGCCTCTGGCGCTCATCTGGGGGCGTTCTCAGCCATCCTACGCCACACCAGAGCAGTTCTGGGTGGAGCGCAGCGGCACGTCTCCGGAACCGCAGCTCTACACGATTGAGGGCAGCATTCTGCGCGTGTGGCCAGCGCTGGACGGTGACGCTCGTCTGGTGTTTGTGCGCCGACCGTTGCCACTGGTCGCGGACGCGGACACGAACTGGATCTTAACCAACGCGCCGGGTGTCTACTTCCACGCGGTCATGATCGAGGCGTGGCGTCATCTGCGCAACACTCAAAAGCAACAGGAGGCCGCAACTGCCTATCAGGCGTCGGTGGCAGGCCTCAATCGCACCGAGACACGGGCGCGGCTGGTGCCGACGTCCATGCAGCTTCGGAGCGCGTTTGCATGACCACACAGAAGCGCCCGCTCCCGTTCGGCAACTGGGAGCCCGACATGGGCGCGCTGTCATCGACGGCGGGTGAGGCGTTGGGTGTGTTTTCGCACGGTGGACGGTATGCGCCGCTCAAATCGACCACGCGATACGGTGCTGGCGCACGAACCGCGGATCGCTGCCTTGGGCATTACGCGGCCAAGCAGAGCAACGGCCAGATCGTCAATTTCTTTGGTGATCGCAATCGGCTGTACCGAATGGTCAACCGGGTGCTGACAGACGTCAGTCGGCCCGGTGGCTATGACGCTGACGGTGATGCGGCCTGGAAGATCGACCAGTATAACGATTTCGTCATTGCGGCGTGTCGTGGTGCGCCTGTGCAGGTGTACGAGTTAAACGGGACGGGTGAGTTTCAAGATCTGAGTGAGTTGGCCGGCGAGGCTGATACGAGATCGGA